AACCGAAGCCGCGCGCGGGGCGCAGACAGACGGCGCAAGGCTTGAGGCGCGGGTGCCAGAGCCGAATACGCTCCGGGCAATCCTCAGGCGTTGCGGGCGGGGATGGGATTTGCGCGACATGGTTCACGCCGCCCTCCGATCGGGCCCGGCCGACATCACGAGCCGGCGAATGTCGCGCCGGTTGAACTGGAAGGTGATCAGCGCCGAGGCGCGGTAGCGGGTGAGGCCGTAATCCTGCCGCTGCTCGGGCGAGAGGTATTGCAGCTGCTTCTCGGTTGGCGGCTGTGTCAGCCAGCGCTTCGACTTGAAGGCGCTCTCGTCGCTCTCGTGGGTGTTCAGCCAGTCGTCGGCGCGCGCGAGGCAGACGGTCCGATCACCGACCCCAAGGAGGCAGGTCGGCTGTCCCCTGGCGCCGCCGACGGCGTGCCAGCGGCCCTCGAGGAAGAACACGCCGCCCCATGCGCCGAACCCGCTGGCCATCAGTGCGGCATCGTCGCCGAACAGATCTTCCCAGACGAAACTCGACCGTTCCAGCAGGTCGATCTCGGACATGACGAACCCGGACAGGCTGCCGGTCCCGGCCTCCTGACTGTGCGCCTCGTCTTCGGGCTCGACCAGCAGCTCGCCGCAGAGCGGGCATTCTCGGGAGCCAAGCGGAATGTCGGCCGCGCAGGCCGGACAGGTCTTTGTCGGCGCCTCGCCCGTGGGCGTGTGGCCGTCGAGATCGACGTCCTGCTCGAGGGTGCCGTGGGTCAGGCTCGACGTCCCGAAATCCAGCACGATGCAGTCGGTCTTGACCACGCCGGGATGCTCGGCCGGATCGACGGTGCGCAGACCGCGCCCGACCATCTGGATCATGGTCGATTTGTAGGAACTCGGCCGCAGCAGCACGACGCAGGAGGTGGGGGGATGGTCCCATCCCTCGGTCAGCACCGCGACGTTGACGACGACCCGAATGCGACCGGCGGCATAGGCGTCCAGGATCCCCTTGCGCTCGCCCGCCTCGAGTGTGCCGGTGATGAGCGCGGCCGAGACGCCGGCCTCGCGGAACGCCTCCGTCACATGCTCGGCATGGGCGACGGTCGAGCAGAAGACGACCGTCTGGCGATCGCCTGCTTTTTCTTTCCAGTGGCGGATCACCTCCTCTGTGACCGGCGCGCGGTCCATGATCTCCGCCACTTCGGCCATGTCGTAATCCGACAGGGTCTTGCGCACCGAGCGCAGCTCGTCCTGCACGCCCACGTCGATGACGAAGGTCCGAGGCGGCACGAGGTGGCCGGAGGCGATGAGCTCGCTCAGTCGGACCTGGTCGGCGACGTTGTCGAAGACTTCGCGCAGGCCCTTCCTGTCGCCCCGGTTCGGTGTCGCCGTGACGCCGAAAACGCGGGCCTCGGGGTTGGCGTCGCGCACCCGGTCGATGATGCGGCGGTAGCTCTCGGCGACGGCGTGATGCGCCTCGTCGATCACGAGCAGATCGAGCTTCGGCATCGCCGCGAGATTGGCGGCCCGCGCCAGCGTCGGCGCCATGGCGAAGGTGACCTGGCCCTCCCAGGACTTGGAGGTGGCATCGACGACCGATGTGCTGATGCCGGGATTGACCCGGGCGAACTTCGCCCGGTTCTGGCTGGTCAGCTCGTCGCGATGGGCAAGCACGCACGCCCTGGCGCCGTCCCCGGTCATGTTGCCGGTGACGGCCGAGAGCATGATCGTCTTGCCCGCGCCTGTGGGCGCCACGCCCAGCGTGTTGGCGCGGGTCGAGAGCGCAGCGAGGCTGCGCTCCACGAAGAGTTTCTGGCGGGGACGCAGAAGCATCGCGCCCTCACTGCGCCCAGGCGGGACGGCCGGGCACCGGCGATGCCGCAGGCTGCTGGACCGGCGCCTGCTGGGATGCCGTCTGCATGGGCGGCTGGTAGCCGTGCTGCGCAGCGAGCCCCATGACCTGCGCATAGTCGCGGTGGTCGGGCGTGACCGCGGCGCGGATCTCGTTCTTCTCCTCGCCCATGGCGTCGGTGCCGACGTCGATGCGGGCGACGAACTCGATTCCGTCAAGATCGGCGAAGCCGCCGATCCGCCGCGCCGCCTGCGCCTGCGGGGACTGGTCCTTGTCGGAAATCCCGCGCGCCGAGTTCAGCATCCCGCGCACGAGGCTCCGGCCCATGTTGGCCCAGTCCGGACCCTTGGGGCTGTAGAGCCCGATCAGCGTGAAGATCTTGCGCCGGGCGTATTGGCCCTCGGTCACGGTAAATTCGCCGTTGAGATACACCGCGCCGGTCGAGCCGCGGGTGGCATAGCCCCCGGTCCAGCCCTGCGACGGGTCGTCGAAGCCGCCGGGGCGGATGGTCAGCCGCACCTTGGCGAGCGTCCCCTTGGGGATGAGGTTCGTGTTGGACTGGGCGTCGTTGAAGTCGTTCCAGAGACCGGACATGGCTCGGNTCCTTTCAGTTGGTGGGATCGGNTTGAGGGGTGACGGNCGGCGCCGGCATGCGCGGCGCNTCGATGACGAGCGGGCGCGCGTCGATCGGCAGGGGCTGGCGGATNTTCTCGATGAGCTGGCCCAGATGCGGNGGCTCGAGCAGGTCNAGACGGCCGGAGCGNTCCTTGGCCGGNTANCCCCAGCGGTTCTGCGTGTGGCAGACGAAGACGCGCTGCGGCACGCCCTTGTCGTCGGGCAGCGAGGTNAGCGTCAGCACNTCGTCGACGATGCCAGGCANCTCGAGCCCGGTCTTCGATCCGTCGATCTGCGGGACGAAGACCTTGCGGTTGAAGTCGTCGAGCTTCTCGTCGAGGATCCCGACGAAGATNACGTTCTTCGCCCGCGTGTGCTGNAGATGCGTGAGCCAGGCGATCATCTCGCGGCCATGCAGCCCATAGGCGCCGCGGACGTCCGGCTTGCCGGTCTTGTCCGAATGCGCCTCGGGCTGGCCCTTGCACCACTGGAAGCAGAGCCGTCCCGCCACGGTGATCGAGTCGATGAAGACCGTGTCGTACTTCTCGAGCGCCCTCGGGTCGCCGTACTTCTGGCAGATGGCCTGGTAGTGATCCTCGCTGTAGGACTGGTCCTCGCGCAGCGCGGGGTTCGGGCCGCCGATGAACACCGCGAAGTCGCGGCATTCCCGCCAGGTGCGCGGCCGGATCGTGTCGACGGCCAGCCCTTCGATGGCGAGATCACCAGCCTCGAGATCGAAGAACAGCGTGGTGGTCGCCTTCAGCGTGCGCAAGAGCGTGGTCTTCCCGGCGCCGCTCGCGCCGAAGATGGCGGCCTTGACGCCACGCACCTCGGCCAGCCGCTGGTCGGCGGTGATGATGGGGAGAGCGGGCGTCATGCCGCCACCGCCCGGGCCGCGGGCGCCGTTTCACGACCGGTTCCGGTGACCGCCGCGTAGAGCGCGTCCAGCCGATCCGCTTCGGCCAGACACTCGATACCCTTGCGCCGCATGAAGCGCCGCGCGTCATCCAGCAGTTCCGGTTCCGCGATGAGGTCCGGGATCCCGACATATTCCGCGGCGCTTTCCGCGAAATAGGACTTGGACCGCAGATCCTTCACGAGCGGCGCGAACGCCTTGCAGACATCCGCGAAATCCCCCTGAGCCGGTCCATCGTCGTGATTGCGCAGGATGCGCTTCACCTCGGAGATGATCCCGGTGCGCAGCATCCGGTGCGCGCCTTCCGCCCGTGCCTGCGAACAGGTCCGCGGAAAGGCAGCCTCCATGATGTCGTCGGCGACCCGGGGCGCGTTGTTGCCGAGGCGGGAGGCNACCTCCCNGACAGATGCGGCAAANGCCGCTGACTGGCTATTCTGCATGGANCCACTCCGTGATTTGCGTGAAACNTGNCGCCCCGCGGGCGATTGCCTGNGCGTCGAGGTCGTGAAACGNTTCGTCCCGCGCCTCGCGCATGCCCTGCCGGGCGAGGGCCAGGTTCTCGTCCGTGGCCCATTCGGCGAAGGCGCGGAACGTCCCGGTCACATGCTGCCAGGCAGCGCGTGCCGGCGTCGGCGGGACGTAAAGCGGGTTGCGTCGGCTGGCCGAGCGCTGGGGCCGCAGCCCCCGCATGGCGGCATCGACCACCATCTTGCGCAGGGCCGCGCGCGTCGGTTCCTCTCCGCGCTCGAGGTGATCGTCGAGGGTGCGACGCACGATGCCGGGGTCTGCGGCCTCGGCGTCCCGGATCTGTCGGGCCTCGTGGATCTGATCGCGACGCAGGCCAAGGTCGGCTGTGGCGGCAATCGCGTTGTAGCTTTCAACGCGATTGCGGGCGCCATTGTGCGCGCCGAAGACTTCGCCCCGCTTCTGCGCCGCATCGTATTCGTCGGCCAGCCGACGCTTGGCACATGCCTCGATCTCGAGCGCATGGGCCTGCGCACGGTGCGCCGCCGCGACGAGATCGTCATGGGCGCTCTTGGCGCGCTGCAGCCGGGCGGCGCGTTTGGCCACATCGTAGGCGAGACCCGCCATGTCGCGCGCCTCGAGCACCTCGGCGGCGGTCTTCGCGCCCGAGAGCATGCTGGCGGCGCGATCGATCAGGCTGGGCAGATCCTGCGCGTCCGGGGAGATCGGAGCGAGGGCAGTCATTGCCCGTCCTCCTGCGGCAGGATGGCGATCTTCAGCGCGCCGGTCTTCACCGTGCGGGCGGGCTCGAAGCCCTGGCGGATCGCCTCGGGCCAGGCGGCATAGGCGCGCTCGGGCACCTTGAAGCTGATCTCGACGTATTCGGACGGCTCGTCGCCCGCCGCGCGGATGCGCTCGACCATGGCGGCGAGCCGGGCCTGGTCCCATTCGACGCGCTTNGGCAGATCGGCGACCACNGTGAANTCGCCATCGGCGAGGCGGACGGTGCCGGTGTCCTTGCCGCAGGCGCGGCGGGCCTCGGCGGCGCGGGCGGCGTAGCGGACCTCGAGCGCGGTACTGAGGCGCGCGGTCACGGCCTTCATCTGCTTCGCGGCNGCGTCGATCTCGCGCTGCANGNCGGCCAGAAGCTCGACCGGAAGCTGGGCGATCTCGCCTGCGGGCAGGTTGATCAGTTCGTCGATGCTGGGGGTGTTCTGCGGGAATGGCATGGGGCCTCCGTGATTGGGGATGGGTCAGGCAGCCTCGAGGAGGCGCATCGAGAGGGCGGCGCCGGCGGGACCGGGCTTCGGCCGGGCGACGGCGATGTAGGCGAAGTGGTCGGGGCCGAGCCGGGCCTGCACGAGGTGGACGAGCCGCTGCTCGGCGGCGCGCAAGGCGGCGGCCGCGACACCGCGCAGGGTGCGCTGGCGCTCGGGCGTGAGGTTCGAAACCGCGCCGGTGGCGTCGACAGCGAGGAACCCGCGGTGATAGACCAGCGCCTCGCCCGGGGCGGCCTGCGCGATCCAGGCGGAAAGCCCCACCTCGTCGAGCGCGGGACCGGCGGCGCCGAAGATCGACACGACNCGGCNGCCGTGGATGGCGGAACGGCGNTCCATCATGCCGCCCCCNGAACGCTGTCGGCGGTGTGCGTGAGCTGGTCCTTCTCNAAGGCNAGGATGTCCTCGAGCCGGTAGACCACCCGGCCGCCGAGTTTCATGTAGGCGGGGCCTTCCCCGGCCCATCGCCAGCGCTCGAGCGTGCGGTGCGAGATTGTCCAGCGCCGCGCGAGCTCCTTCTGTGTGAGGCAGGTCTTCTGCTGCATCGTCGTCTCCCGATGTCGTTTGGGCACCTCGATTTTTGACCGCTTTTTTGCTGGCGCGTAGCCTTGGCAGCGGCTTGAGCCGAGCGTGAAGCAGCCGCTGCG